ACTGTTTAGACTGCCAAAAGCAGACTGTCAAAGTTATGAAATAGATTATGTAATGACAGGCCTTGCTTATCAGTTTACTCGTTCTGGTACTATGCATGTTACTGTAGACACCAGAGTAGACGAAGTGGAAATTGCAGATGATTACAATTATGTAGGCGACTCTGATTATGAAGATTCTATTTCGTTCTCAGGAAAAATTCGCGGTGTTGGAGCCATTGACGTAAGACTTTTCTCTGACATGCCGAACGACGACGAAACGCTCATACGCTACACAATTAAAGCCAAAAATACTGCTGTTAATTAATGTTCGGATCTCAAGACTCGTTTGAAACCAGAACAAAACAGTGGAGCGATTTTAGACAAAGTCTAGAGCAGGAACAAGATCCTATACAGGCCACAATCGACTGGTATAACCAAGCACCTGAAGTAAGTATTCACACAGATCCATACGATCGTTCGACGTGGCCAAATCCCTGGGAACTGGTCAAGGAAAATCAGTACTGCGAGTTTTGTAAATTATTAGGAATTGCCTATACATTACAATTAACTGATCGCTTTTCCTCAGAACGACTTGAGATACATATACAACGAAGCGACGAAACTAGTCAAACATTTTATCTACTGTTTGTAGGAGATCGCGTCGTAGGATACCAAGGAGATACTCATGTTGCAAAAGCAGATTTACCAAGCCACCTTCTTTTGCAACAGCGATATATACTATCTCCCTAAACAGTTTCGAAGTTAGATAAAAACAAAAATCGTGCCTGTCAATTAGGACGATGAAATAGCCATCAAAGAAAAGGAAGGAAAGAAATGTTATTTGAAGAACAGATATCAAGAAAGCCAGATTTATACCCCTGGACTAAACAGTTTATAGACGCAATATGGGCAGGATTTTGGACACCAGACGAATTCAATTTTAGATCAGACTACTCACAATTCAAAACAGATCTCACAGAACAAGAACAACAAGTAGTAGTAAGAGCACTAAGTGCAATAGGTCAGATTGAAGTGGCTGTGAAATCATTCTGGGCAAATGTGGGCACACACCTTCCTCATCCTTCAATCAACGATCTTGGTTATGCAATGGCGAACTCAGAAGTCATTCATAATATGGCCTATGAAAAACTGCTGGACGTTCTTCATCTTACTCATGTGTTTGAAGAAAACCTCAACGAAGAAGTAATTCGCGGCAGAGTAAATTATCTCAAAAAGTATCTCGAAAAAGTCTACGAAGACGAAAGAAAGCAGTACATTTATTCCATAATCCTCTTTACATTGTTCGTGGAAAATGTTAGTCTATTTTCACAGTTCTACATTATTCTGCATTTTAATAGAAACAAGGCAGTACTGAAAGATTGTGCCCAGCAGGTACAATATACAAGAAACGAAGAAATGCTTCACGCACAGGTTGGAATAAAATTGATTAACACTCTCAGAGAAGAGTATCCAGACCTGTTTGACGCAGAACTAGAAGCTCGTATTCAGGAAGAAATTGCAGANTCAATTGAAGCAGAAAGCANAGTAATTGACTGGATGGTAGGAGACTATAGTGTAGAAGGACTTGACCGAGATATCCTTAAGACCTTTGTCAAGAAGAGAATGAAAGATTCAATGGAGCAGATTGGCTTTGATCATTCACACATAGAATATGATCAAACACTTGCAGATCAGACTTTCTGGTTCGACGAATCAACTCTCGGTTCTACTATGACTGACTTCTTCCAAAAGAGACCAGTGGAATATTCAAAGGGAACCGGCATTGCAGAAGACGAATTATTTTAAAACAGAAACAAAGGAAGTAAGAATGAGTTTTGATTGGCTAAACAAAGACTCAAGGACTTTCCTCTCACGAGGATACCTTGACGAAGGGCAGAGTGCAGAAGATCGAATTAGAGAGATAGCAGACACAGCCGAACGGTTCCTTGATGTTCCCGGCTTTGCTGACAAATTTTATGATTATATGGGAAGGGGTTTTTATTCCCTTTCTTCTCCTGTATGGTCAAACTTTGGCAACAACAAAGGTTTGCCTATTTCCTGTAATGGTGTTTATGTAGGTGATGAAATTTCCAAGATCCTAGGCAAGTCAGCAGAAGTGGGTATGCAGACCAAGCATGGTGCAGGTACTTCAGGTTACTTTGGCGATATTCGTCCCAGAGGCTCTCAAATTAAAACAGGCGGCGTTGCAGATGGCCCTGTTCACTTTATGAATATCTTTGAAACAAATACAGATGTAATCTCTCAAGGCAATGTTCGCCGTGGATCGTTTGCTGCATATCTTGACATTGAACATCCTGATGTAGAAGAGTTTTTAGAAATTAGAGAAGTTGGTCATTCCATTCAAAACATGAGTCTTGGTCTTTGCATAAGCGATCAGTTCATGGAAGAAATGATTGCAGACGGAGAAGCTGTCAAGGCAGGTGAACTTGCTTCTACAGACGCAAAGAAACTTAAACTATGGGCAAGAGTTATTCGAAAGAGAAAGGAGTCAGGCTATCCTTATCTTTTCTTTACTGATAATGTAAACAAGAACAAACCCAAAGTGCTTAAGGATAAAAACAGAAAAGTATATGCATCGAATTTGTGTTCAGAGATATGCTTACCTTCTGCAGACGACGAATCATTTGTTTGCAATCTAGCGTCTATGAATGTTCTTACCTATGACGAGTGGAAAGATACAGATGCAGTAGAAGTTCTTACCTACTTCCTTGACGCTGTGATGACTGACTACATCAACAAGACTGCAGAGATTCCCTATATGGAATCATCTTACAACTTTGCCAAGCGTTGGAGAGCACTAGGTATTGGACAGCTAGGTTGGCATTCCTATCTGCAGAGCAAGATGATTCCTTTTGAATCATTTCAAGCAGCAACACTGGCAACTGAAATTGCTCGCTTCATGGACGAACGCACACTCAAAGCGTCACGAGAAATGGCAGCAAGATACGGCGAGCCAGACGGCATGATCGGATACGGTGAACGCAACCTTACTCGCCTTGCTATTGCTCCAACAACTTCGAGTTCATTTATTCTCGGACAGGTATCACCTTCCATTGAACCACTGCGTTCTAACTACTTTACAAAGGATCTTGCAAAAGGATCATTCACATACAAAAATCCTTATCTTGAAAAGGTTTTGGAATCATACGGCAAGAACGATCAGGAGACTTGGATGAGTATCCTGACAAACAATGGTAGCGTTCAGCATCTTGACTTTCTTGGCGAGACAGAAAAATCTGTATTTGCTACCTTTGATGAAATTACACCTATGACTATTGTTCAACAGGCAGCAGCAAGACAGCGTTTTATCGACCAAAGCCAAAGTTTAAATCTTATGATTCCGCCGAAGGCACCTGTAAAAGACGTTAATGCACTGCTAATCGAAGCGTGGAAACTAGGTGTGAAGACTCTGTATTACCAGCGTTCTGCTAATCCTGCTCAAGAGCTTGTGAGAGATATTACATCATGTGCAAGTTGCGAGGCCTAACATGAACGCAGTTATTTGGAGCAAAGATCAGTGCATGTTCTGTGAGATGGCAAAAGACCTACTCGCAGATTACAATATTGAATACGAAGAAAGAAATATTTCTAAAGGTGAATGGACTAGAGAGCAGCTACAAGAAGCTGCTCCCGGTTCAAAAACTGTTCCTCAGATATTTCTTGACGGTAAGTATGTGGGTGGATTTACAGAGCTAAAAGCCTATCTTAACAAACAGGAGAACCCATGTTAATTGAAACCCCGTACAAGCAAGGAGATGCGGTCAGCCTTAAACTTACTTCAGGAGAAGAAATTGTAGCAAGATTTGAGGAAGAAAACGAAAGCGGCATCAAAGTATCTAAGCCTATGAGCCTAACTGCGACACAGGAAGGCATAGGCCTTGCACCATATGTGTTTACAATTTCACCAGACACAGATTTTGTAATCAGAAATTCTGCAATTGTGTGTGTTGCAAAAACAGAAGAACAGATGGCAACACAATATATTCAAAACACAACAGGGCTTGCGGTGTAGATGCCTGACAAAATTGTAATAAGGATCGACAATAACCTTGTTACATATGATCAGTTAGAGAATGTACCTCTGGAGTTTGATCACCTGATTGCATACGAGCCTGAGATTCCGCAACCTCCGCATACAAAAGAACAGCACGATCGAATGCATGACTTTAACAAAATTTTGCATGAACTTTTAAGAAGAGAAAAGAAATAGTGGCAGCTTCGATATCTTTTCCTATCTCTACAACTCCTCCCGAGCCACCAGCTACGATTGTAGTAAGAGGCGAAAGCTTCGAGGTAGAGATCACAGGCTCAGTGGAAAGTGGCCCGCCGGGTCCCGTAAGAGAAGTTGTACGTGTAGAAGGAGTTGCCCGTGCCCCTGAGGACACTGTAGAAGTCATAGACGGATCTAAGTCTGTAATAATCAAGGGACAGTATTTTGACGCATGGGCAGATGAGTTTACGTTTGTTCCCGCAGGAGAGTCTGATAAAACAGCCCAGCCTCAAACTGTGACTTTTCTAAGTAATTTGCCAGAGGCACAAAACCTGTTCAGTCTAAACCAAGATCTTAGTGACACAAAAACAAGATTGTATGACATTACAGTTACCTATACGGAAAACAACGAAGAAATATCTGAAACTTTTTTGTTTACTCATACCATTGAACAGGACTTTGATGCAATAAAAGAGCTAATGGCGAATTATAAATATAACGGTACAGGAGCACTATAATATGCCATCGGTAACAAGAATAGGCGACGCTGATGTTCCCCACTGCTCGGGCATGGTAAGAGCCCAAGGATCGGGGAATGTAATGGTCAACAATATTCCTGTCAGTAGAGAATCCGACCTAAATACCGCTCACCTAGTTCCCGGAACGCCCTGTCCAAGTCACGTTGCTGCTATTGATCAAGGTTCACCTACTGTAAAAGCAAACAATCTAGGGGTAGGTAGAGTAGGCGACGCAATCTCCGGTTGTACAAGCGTGGCTGCAGGATCTCCTAACGTGTTTGCAGGACCATAACAAATCCGCGGTTGACAATTTTTGGATTTCTGTTATTATAACTTTATGGATAACAATATCATACTGACAGACGCAGACGGCGTTATTTTTGCGTGGGACTATGCATTCGGTGTATGGATGGAATCTCATGGTTATACTCCTATTCATCAAGGCAATAGGCATTATTCAATAGCAACTCGTTTTGACATATCA